GACCACGCACTGTTAGCCGAGAAAACGATAGAGAGTCCGAATCGTTCGGGCATCTTATCCGCTATCTCGAATAGTCTATTATATTTACGAGAGTCATCCTCTCGAAAGGAATCGAACGCTTGAAAGTCTCCTAAGAGTCTATCGCCTTCGATTCTAAAGTTATCGAACATTCCTATCTCGCGAGTAAGTCGATCTTCGAAGATCGCTCCTCTATGCGTAATATAGGCAGGAAGTCTAGTTCCGTCTAGCTCGTCCTCGATAGTCTCTAGAGACTTACTATCGACGTATAGTCCGTGCCCTAGAGCTGGACCGACGGAGATTAAAGATACGGAAGTCATAGTTCCGCTATCTTGGTCTACTTGCGTCTCGCTTATTCCAGAGACGCCAAATGCAAATTTTTTCGACATACTACTAGTCTTAGCCTTGTCAATTTGCGCGAGCTTTCGAATCGCCCACTCTATTCCAGAAGCTCCTCCCCAAGCATCCCACATTAAGCCTCCGCATCCTTCGTCGTAAGGAACGTCTTTATGTTGCTGGTGTCTTTTAAAGGAAGCCATTCGAGCGATCGTAGATCTACTTATCTTCTCCTTACTAGCTAACTGATTAGCTCGCTTCCATCCGACTGGAGTTCCGCATTTGTTATTAGGATTCTCGTCTCGATACTTTAAAGCTTTCTTAGCGTTATTAGTAGCGGACTCTGGATAATCGTTATAAGTCTCCTGCATAGCTATTCCGCTTTCTTTCCACTTGGCGCACCAATACTGAGGACGGACAGGAGCTTCGAACTTATCGCAGTAGTAGCGATGATCCTCCGTCTCCTCTAAAAATTCGCAGTTAATACACGCCTGCCCTTTAGTCGGTCCATCCTTACGACTCTTCCGATACTTCTCTGGAAGTTCCGAAGGAATAGACTCTCCGTCTGGATAACTACGCAGGCTCTCCGCTTTCTTCTTTTCTCCCGCCATAGGATGCGACTTAGGAAGTAAGTCCGTATCGTGCTTTCCTCCTCGATATTTAAGATTCCTTAGAGCGTGGAGGAAGGAGTTTACTCTAGCATGCGCCCACTGCTCAGGACTCTTAACAGTAGGACGGACGCTAGAAGGATTACTCTTATAAGCACCTACTCCTCGATTAAAGACGATTTTAAGCTTCCTTAGAGTAGTCTGCTTCTTCGAATCCGATCCGACTTTCTCCTTATGATCCTTTAGCTTCGTCTCTAGTGACTTCTCTATAGTCTTAGATACTTCGTCGCTATTAGTCTCGAAAGTCGATTCTAGCCCGTCTAGAGGCTCACTAATAGCTATTCTAGTCTTAGACTTCATTCTCTACGGGCTTCGGAATTACATTAGTCTCCGCGATCTTCTTAGCCTCTACTTCGGATAATCCGAATACGGAGATTAAGATGTTAATAACTTGGCTAGAAGAGATAAGTCCTTCTCCTAGATTTTTAATAAGTTCCGCTATAGCAGTCACGCCTCCGACTCCGATCTTAGTAATAAGAGGCTCGCTAACTACTTCGTCCTTATCCTCCGCGTCCTCTCTCTGAGCCTTGAACTGCTCCTGAGTAGTTAGATCGGAGAAGTTCGCGCTCGCGCTAGTATTATAGAAGTTCACTAGATCGTACCAAGATCCTAGATTAAAGTCCTTCGCTATCTTCTTAGCTTGGCTTATATTCTGAGCCTTCCGAATCATAACGTCCTCCGCGGTGTATCCGAACGGAGCTGTTATATCGTCGAGCGACATAGCGCCGGCTCTAAAGTAATCCATATCCGCTTTAACTTGCGCCGCCCTGTTTATCCATCGGAAAGCAGGACGCTGCCAACGGACTCCGAAAGGATTACTCGCGTTAGAGACATCGAACTTATCAGTAGCGATTTGCTGCGATAACCAACGACGATAGAGTCGAGACATTACTCGAATAAGATCCGTCTGATAGTTCTCGATTGTTTGCTGATATTGTAAAACGACGCCTTGAGAAGCGGAGAAAGAACTTCCTCCGATCTCCATAAGAAGGAACTCTAGCGGAATGCCTACCGCGCTTCCTACTTTTCTAAGTAAATAACTTACCCACTGGATGCCATCTACGTTCGGTCTTCCGTTCGATCCGATAACGCTAATGTCCTCTCCAGGCTCTAGATAATGAAATCTTCCAGGCTGGAACTCTTCAAGATTGCCTAGAGCGTCCTGCTCGCTTCCGTCTAGTCGATTCTGTAGTTCGAACTCGTAGGAGTTCTCGCGCTTAACAGCAACCGCTAGAGACGCGCTAACTTTAGCCGCCATCATCTCGACGCGATCGTATTCGTCGCAGTCCTGTAGGGTATTGATTACAGGAGCTAGTTCTGGGATTCCTCGATATTGATTAGGACGCATCCTCTTTAGGAACGGAATAAAGTCTCTCGCTGGTATTAGCTTCGTATCTTTAAGTGTTCCAGATACTCGATTGCCTACAGCGTAAGAGACGGGCTTACCCATCTTATCTATCTCTACTCCGTTCTGGAAGCTAGAGTCCTCGTCCGAAGTAGTTTCTCCGTTAGGATTCCCGATTCTAGATCCGTCTATAAATTGTAGCTTATCCTTACCTACGATTATTCCGCAGTCTCCGTAATAAAGGAGCGAGTCGATCATCTGGTGTTGTAGCTCTCGCATATCGAGCATACCAGTTACTTCAGGACTCTCAGAAAACTTATTCCACGCGTCTATAATTTTAACGTCTGTATCCGCGTCTCCAGTAGTCGGCTGAGGAATAATTCCTCGTCCGACGATATCCGCTTTCCGAAGTCTCGATAGAGACGCGACGATCGGATTATTACGACGGAACTCTAAGCAAGTAGAGACGAGCTGATTACGATCGTAGTTAGATAACTCGATCTCTTCGGATCGGATCGGATTCGTTCCGCGACGAGCGCGATAACGAGTGTTCTTTACAGCATCGTATCCTCTAAAAGCTTTTAAAAATTGCTTCGTAGCGAATCCTATGCGCGTGGGTTTTTTGTTATTTTTAGCCATTATAGTTTTCTAAAGTAATACGATTCCGTCCTCGTCCGCCTAGCGTCCGATCCTTTAGAGCTATAAGCTTATCTAGTCGCTCTACTTGCGTAAGGAGATCTCCTACGTCCGCTAGAGAGAACGTCTGATCTCCTATACTATAGGACGTAATTCCATCCTCTGCTAGTTTGCTAAGAGCGAGAAGGAGCTTATCTCTTATAACGATAAGCTGAGCTGTAGAAGTAGTGGCGGCCATTCGTATTCCGTCTCGGTGTCAATTACACGAAAAAGCTCCTCTCGAATACGACGACGAGAGGAGCTTCCGTTACTATATCCTATTTTACTACGACTTCGAGAGACTTGGTCTCTTAAAGAACGCGAAAGTCTTATCGTCTCTAGAGATAGATATAGTAGCCTTGATAGATACGATATCTCCGATGTCAAATTTGTCTAATTTAGAAGGAACTGTTCCCCAGCATTTTCGTCCGTCGCTAAGTTTAAGGAGCATCTTCTCCGATACTCCGTAGTCGTTCTCGACTACTTTAGTAGAGAGGATCTCTCCTTCGATCTCCTGACGTCCTTCGACGGTCCAGTTAGGAGTAGACTCGTTCTCCTTATCTTGCTCGATCTTACGAGCTAACATATTACGGAGAGCGTCGATAGTCTTAGGAGACTTAACGATCCAACCTTTAGAGAGTTCCTCGCGAGAGCGAAGTATTAGATCGCTCGCGTCGAGACGAATCGAGTAGTCGCGATTAGGAACTACTAGAAGCGTGTTAGCTACTTTATCTACGAAGCTCCAGTCGTCGTTAGACTGACTATTAGACTTAACGTAAGCTCGACTAAGGACAGGAAGAAGAGCTGTTACTAACTCCTCTAGAGCGTCGAGTTCCTCGCGGAAGTTCTCTAGACGCTCCTTAGTCTCGCGCTCGATCTTTAGATTCTTTCGCTCTAGATTAGCTTCCTTACGTTTCGCGTAGCGAGCGTAAGCGTCCTTAGAGTATCCTTTAACTCTAGCGTCGCGTCCGTGTCCGCGTCCGTCGCATCCGTAGCAAGTTCCTGTGGTCTGAATTCCGTGCCAAGATCCGCGCCATAGACCGGATCCTCCGCAGCGAGAGCAAGTAGTCGCCTCTGTCCAAGTTACTATTCCTGTCGGAGAAGTAACGAAGGAGATCGCATCTTTAGCAGGAGTAATCTCGAATCCGTCGATATCGAATAGAGTATCGATATCCGTATTAGCGAGGAAGGATTCGCGAGGAGTTTTAATTTTAATATTATCAGTAATCATTGGTCGTATTTTATATAAGTAAAAAAATCTCCCCGCTCCGAAGAGCGAGGAGGGTTAGGGTTAGGCGTATACACTTATAGCTTTTTCCCAGTTGTCACGACCATAAACTTGATCGATCCAAACTTGGAATCCTAGTTCGCTATGCTCGATTGTGCTATCTCTGCCTTCTTGGTTAGAGTGAACTAGACCCTTTTGAACTAAGGATGAAACGATTCCCGAAATTGATTTGCCAGATGGCATTTCCATTCCGTCGAGTAATTCGCAATCTTCAAGGGAGTTAGTCCAA